ATGATTTCGGAATTGGATGGTCAATTGTCCATCGGCACCGACTGGTGCATGGAGGTCGATGACGCCAAAGGGCCGGTCTTCGAAATACGGTTCGGCGCAAAAAAACTTCGGTAGCAAGCACAGATGGCGGAGAGAGCGTCCGAATTATAGCCGTTCACCATAGTTCGAAGATGTTCGGCTAAACCCACAAACCCGTAGATTACCGGGCTTTTCGGTCTGTTGACGTTCGCCTACGTCCGCGCCTATCTAAAGGCGATTGTGGGGAAAATTGTGGGGAAGGAATGGCCAGGACTTCCAAGCGGCTATCAGCGGTGGACGTGAAGGCGAAGACCAAGCCCGGCCGATACGCCGATGGCGACGGACTTTATCTGAACATCGCGGCCGGACAATCGAAGTCCTGGGTGTTCCTGTGGATGAAGGACGGCAAGCGGCGCGAGATGGGCTTGGGGTCATATCCCACCGTCACGCTCGGGACAGCGCGCCAGCGGGTCGAGGAATGCCGGCGACAAGTCTCTGAGGGCTTGGACCCGATTGCGGAGCGAAAGAAAGCTGCGCCGGTGACCTTCGGCGATGCGGCCGACAAGTTCCTGGCATCCATGTCATCGTCATTCCGGAACGCGAAGCACCGCGACCAGTGGAAGATGACGCTCGGCGATGCGTACTGCGCTGCGCTGCGCAAGCGCCCGATCTCGGCCATCGACACCGAAGACGTTCTGAAGGTTCTGGCGCCGGTCTGGCAGACGAAAGCCGAGACTGCCTCGCGCATCCGGGGGCGGATCGAACGCGTTCTGGATTTTGCCGCGGTAAAGGGATGGAGGGCAGGGGAAAATCCTGCGCGCTGGCGCGGTCATCTCAAGAACGCCCTGCCAGCCCGCCAGAAGCTCGCCAGAGGCCATCATGCGGCAATGCCATACGCGGAAGTCCCGGCCTTCATCGCACGACTGCAAGGGGCCGAGGCGATGGCGGCTCGCGGCTTGGAGTTCCTGATTCTCAACGCCGCGCGCTCCGGGGAGGTCATGGGTGCCAAGTGGCCTGAGATTGACCTTGACGCGGCCGTCTGGACGGTACCGGCAGAGCGCATGAAGGCCGGCAAGGAACATCGCGTTCCCCTGACGCCCCGATCAGCTGAAATCCTCAAGGCGCTAAAGGAGGCGCGGGTGTCCGATTATGTGTTCCCGGGAGAGAAGAAGGATGCCCCGTTGTCGACGATGGCCTTCCCCATGCTCATGCGGCGCATGAAGGTCGACCAGTACACGGCGCACGGTTTCCGCTCCGCCTTCCGCGATTGGGCGGGTGACGAAACCTCGTTTCCGCGCGAGCTGGCCGAGGCGGCACTTGCGCATCGTGTCGGTGACGAGACCGAACGTGCCTATAGGCGTTCCGACGCCTTAGCCCGTCGCCGCAAGCTCATGGTCGCGTGGTCAGACTATTGTTTCGGTTCGAAGAAACCGCTCAGGCTGGTTGCGGGCTGATGCTCGACGACATGCCGGAGGTATTGGCGCATCTGCCGCTATTTGCCAGCGATGACGAGATTGCCGTCGCAGTCGTTGGCAAGAAGCGCGCCGCGCGGTGGCGAAAGGAACGGCTTCCTACGATAGCGACTCTGCCAGGGTTCCCCGGAGTTGACCCCGTTCACCAAGGCCGCTCGGTGGCTCGGGTATGGCTTTTCTACAAGCAGTATCTCGGCATCTCCGAGGGCGTTGTGGGGAGCGGCCGAGAACTAGAGCGACCCGATCTTTGGAAACCGGGTCGAAAGAAGCGAACTGGTCGTGATGGTTGAGTTCTTGCTCCCAACACCGCTGGTGCTATCGTGCCATCATGTCCGATGCCCTGCTGCCTCAACAGAAGCGCCCGAAGCTGATCGTCGTCGTCGCGTTCGACCGGGGCGAGGACGGTGAGCTGTTTCCGGCCTTCGGTCCAGCCGACCAGCAGAGCGAGGAACGTGCGATCCGGACGGCCAAAGCTCTCGCGAGCAAGCACGTCGGCGTCATCGCATGGAGCCGGGAGGCGAATCCGGACATTGGCGAGTATGGTCCGCCCAAGACGCTGTTTGTCAGTGGCGACGTGCCGGACATGGAGTGACGGTATACAGAGACTGGGCTACAGGAATGCCGTCAGCAATTGTCGGCATCCGGCAAGAGATTGAGCTTGAGGACGCAGAGCCAGAGGGGAATGCGTGAACTGCTCCAAGCCGTCTGGGAACCATGTTTTGTTCACCACGTTGGTTATTCAACACATATGTTGACTTCCACACAAGTGTGGAGTATCCTATGTGTATGAATGCAAATGAGCTCAAGCGCTATCTCGCCAAGCAAGGCTGCACCTTTGAAAATCATCGCGGCGGCAGCGGTCATACCACAATCAAGCTTGGCGATAAAAAATCACAGCTTCCGATGCACGGAGGCAGCAAAGAGCTCGGTCCAGGTCTGGTCGCTCAGATCAAGAAGCAATTGGGCCTGAAGTAAAAAGGGTGAGAAGATATGGCATGGTATGAACTGGCAATACGGCCGGACGGAGACTCTTGGCTTGTAACCGCGCCACAGTTCGAGGAGGTGGTCAGTTACGGAACCACTCAAGAGGAAGCCTGCCGGAACGGTCGCAACGCAATCGAAGAGGCTATCGCAGGGCGGATCGCGGACGCCGAGGATATTCCACATCCACTTCAAGATACCCCGGGTGTTGGTAGGTTTGTAGAGGTACCCGCAATGGTTTATCTCAAATCTGCACTCTACATGATCTTACGCGAAAAAGGTCTGACTCGCGCTGATCTGATGCGCCTCCTGGGTTGTCACCGTGAGCACGTTGATAGGCTATTTCGTCTCGATCACAATTCGAGGCTCGATGCTATGGAGGACGCGTTCAAGGCGATAGGTGTTCCGCTCCGGTTTGACGTGCCATTCCCTCAGGCAGCATAATCTTGCAAATAATTGCAAGCATCGGCCCCGGCTCCGGCCGGGGTTTTCGTTTTAGGCGCCGTTCCCTGCACTAGCTCTCGTATCACCTTCATGAAGCGCGGAGTTGGGATCGGGTTGCATTTTAAGCTCTATGGGGCGGATGCAGCCGTGCAAGTTCGCTCTCAGCATCTGCCAGTTCATCTGCCCAGCGCTTAATGTCCTCGGGTGTGCCAGGTTCATCGAATGCGTCGGCTGCGTAGGCGTCCAGCATTGCCTTGGCCAACCGCTTTCGCGTCGTCGCTGCTTCCACGAGCACAGCGTATACGTCTATATCCCCGCCTCCATCAGTCACAGACTTGTCCCCCGACGTTGTCATATCCTCGACTATCTAAACCCCGGCCGGAGCCGGGGTTTTACGCGCTCGGCCCTTCCGCACCTGAGCGTCAGCTTCCATCTCTCCCATGACGGCATAGAACACACCCCTCACCTCATCTTCGGCAGATTGAGGGTCAACACCACGTGCAATCAGGTTTTGCATGAGAGCCTTTGCAGCATCCCGCCAGAAAAGCGTGGCATCATCGCCCCGCTTGCAACGCAAAACGTCGGCTATTCCCCGCACAAGCTTCTGTTGGCGGCTCAGTGGAAACGCGGTGACTGTTGACTGCATAGGCTCCCCTCCAGAATCAGGAAGGAGGCTATGGCGGCGAGGGTTAACGTCTTCTGTCCACGGTAAAGTCAGGACTTTCGTTTCATGAGCCCCGCATGAACAGAACATAAAACACGGCAGCGACAACCATTGCGACTGCAATACCGCCTGAGATAAGCGTCTGCGCGGTAAATATCACACGGATCGGTTGCTGGGTCATCGCTCCAGAGTGAAGGCCATCGCCGCCTTCCAGCCAATCATATTCGCGCTCATCCATCCGAGCAGCATAGCTCTCTACAGTTTAAGCCTGCGTTTCCTACACTCGTAAATGTCTTCCTAGATTTGGCTGCACGATGCCGATTATACCCCCTGCACATCCTTCCAATGTATACGCCGGATGTCCTCCACGTAGTCGATCTTGCGCAGCCAAGCTTTATCGGCGTTTCGGATCGGACCGCCGACATGGAGATCCAGCGAACCCTTGCCGTCGCATCGACGGCAATGCAGTTTGGCGACCCGAACCAGATCGTCGCACTCAACGTCACCGAAGGCGGTGATCAGATCGGCGATGAAATAGAAACGTTGCCGCTTGCAGTAGGTGCAGCGGATTGACGCCAGGCGATTGGACTTCGCGGCGTTGGATAATCGGTACGGCGGGCCTTTGCGCTTCGGCCAGTACGGTTCGGGCATGCCCTACAAAAAGGACTGCTTTCCTATTTCGTCAAGATCATCTTGACTCTTTTGTTCTCATTCCGTTCACTGGCGGCACAACGGCAACAGACATCCATTGCTGCAGGATCGTCGCATGTGCAACCTCTACAACGTCACCACCAACAAAGAAGCCATCATCGCCCTGACGAAGGCGTTCCGCGACATCTCGGGCTTCAACGAGCCGAGCCGTGACGTGTATCCGGGCACGCTTGCGCCGATCGTGCGCGTTGGCGCGGACGGACAGCGCGAAGTCGTGCCGGCCACATGGGGCATGCCGTCGCCGCCGGCCTACATCAAGAACTACGATCCCGGCGTCACCAACATCCGAAACGCCAACTCGCCGCACTGGCGCCGCTGGCTTGGTCCGACGAGCCGGTGTGTCGTTCCGTTCACGAGCTTCGCGGAGCCCAACCCGGCGGCAAAGGTGGAAGGCGGCCGGACACCGAACGCATGGTTCGCCCGCGACCCCAGCCGCCCGCTGATTTTCTTTGCGGGCTTCTGGACGCCATGGCGAGGCGTGAAGAAGGTGAGGGACGGGGAACGCGAGTTCGAGCTGTACGGCTTTCTCACCACTGAACCAAATGCGGTCGTTGCACCAATTCACCCGAAAGCGATGCCGGCGATCCTGACGACGCCGGAAGAGATCGACCTGTGGCTATCGGCACCATGGGAAGAAGCGAAGCGGCTGCAGCGGCCTTTGCCTGACGACATGCTGGTTGTCGTCGATGCGCCAGCGAAGCCGCTTGAGCAGGATCTGCTCATCTGAACGCAAAAAAGCCCGCCCAGCCGGAGCCGAGCGGGCTTTAATGGAGGCGGCATACGATGACGCTATGGCGGCGGCCGGCCGGTCATCCACGTGTAGGCGCCAATCAGCCACCCAGCCAAAGTGACGATACCGATGCCGAAGCGTATCAACCAGCGCCCGAGCGTGCCTGCGCCCTGCGCCTTCGTCCGAAGCGTGGTCACCTCGACAGTGACCTTTTCCATGCTGTCCAGCTTGTGTTTGGTCGACGACATATCGCTTTCCAGATGCGTGGTTCGCATCACGATGTCATCAAGCCGATGATGCATGTTCTGGCGGCTGTTTGACGAGGCGACCTCTGATGCAGCCATGTCATCCTTGATCTCACCGATGCCGCTCTTGACTGCCTCGACCGTGCCACGCAACTCACCAACCAGCTTGTAGATCTCATTCAGAGATGCCGCCATCTGCCCCGCTGCCCTGCTGCTATTTCAGTTCGGCGCGGCGCTCGGCGCTCGCCTTGGTGTGCCGGGCACATTCCGCCGGCTTATAGAGGCCGATGGCGCAGCCCGGTGCGACGGTGCGGTCGATCTGGTTCTGATCGGCCACGGTCTTGCCCTGCGCGCCAGGCAGGGCGTTACTGAGTGCCGAGCGCAGGGCCGGAACACCGCTGACGCTGGAAGTCGTACACCCCGCCAGCAGCAAGGCACTCGTCGAAAGACATGCGAGCATCGAGGCCCTTGTGAATCGCATTCTGGTTTTCCTTCTGAATCTGGTCGCGGACCTCTTCCGCTCCCCAATGCTTGACGAGTTCGTAGCCGCCCCACAGGACGCCGCTGACGGCCGTCAGGGCCACGGCGGCGGCGAGGATGCCGGCGAGAGCGCGATTGATGCCCAGCGCGCCCGCCAGGAGGGAGATGATCGCGGCCATCAGCATGACCTCCAGACGCCATCGGTCAGGTAGCCGTGCCAGTGGCCGACGTGATGGACAGACGGCGTCAGCGTCGGCTTATCTGTCGAACCATTCCAGTTCCACGAAGGCGACAATTCTGGTTTGACGCCTTTGCCGACAAGGAGATTGGCCAAGCGGCCGCAACCGCATGGGCAGGAGTAGGACATCCAGATATCGCCTTCGTCGTCGGTCTCGGAGAAGCTGACACTGCCCGGGACCTTGGCGTCCCGCTGTTCAATCCACCCGGCGAAATAGGTGGCCTTCACCGGCTCTGTCTTGACCTCGCTCATCACATCGCCGCCTTGGCTTCGGCAGCATCGGCATGAACGGCCTGCACCTTGGCTTCCTGCTTCGCGGCATCGCGCTTGCGAATGACATAGTAGGCAGCGGCCGCCAGGACACAGAGCCCGGCGATGATCGCCACGTTCTGCCATGGCACGCCGCCCAATGCCGAGATGCCCGGAATGGCAACCGTGGTGACGACCTCCTTCTGGCCGAGCAGGTCTTTGTACCAAGGCTTGTCGAGATCGTTTGTCTTGACGGGCACCGGCACTTCCACCGCCACCTTCTTCTCGACCTCGACTTCCTTCGTCTCGACGACAGGAGCCGCGGCGATCTTCTTCGGCTGCTCCGCCGGCTTGGTCAGCGCGACCAGGCCACGGTGCAGCGCTGCCCGCGTCTTCGGGCCGGGGTCATTGTCGACCTCGCCGTCGTACCAGCCCTTCTTCCTGGCGTCCGTCTGGAACGCCCTGTAGGCGTTGACGGCATAGCCGAGCATCGCCAGCGCCGAACGGTCGTAATAATTCAGCCGGTCATCGTAGCCGTTCAGCCCGCCATTCACCTTGCGGGTGATCATCTCGATGTTGTTCTGATCGGCGTAGACGTTGAGCGACTTGCGCGTCGGATTGCCAACATCCCAATACCAGATTGGCGCCAGCCCTTCGTAGGGATCGGTGTTCACCAGATCCGGGTTGGCTTCGAAGTCAGGAGCGTTCGGGATCAACTTGCGAACCCATGCCGTGAAGGCGCGATAGTTGGCCCGGCCGGTCAACTGGATGCCGGTGCGGCCCTTGAAGCGGACACCGTCACCCTTCTTCGTGTTGCCGAGGTCCTTGCGGCCCTCATAGGCGGCACCGGAGGCAATTTCGCGGTCGTATTTGAACGCGCCGCTTTCATGCAGGAGCTGCGGCAGATACTGCGCGGCACGGTGAGGAAGGTCCAGACCGACCGCCGCGCCATAGCCGTCAAGCGCGACGATGACGGAGTTCATGTTGGCAGCATTCGGCGTGCCCTTGCTGATCTTGCGCAGCAAGGCCGCCGTCACAATGGACGACATGGCGTTTTTCCTTCGGTTGTGGTGAGGTGGCCGCTATGGGCGGATACGATAAATCACCCGACTACGGCGGGCCGCCGGTGACGTGGCGGACGAGGCTTGCGCTTGTGATCCTGATGTTCCTGGTCGTGGGTTCGCTGGGCGCGGCGGTCTGGGTGCTGTTTTAAGCCCAGGTCCGGGCGCGGTGCGTGACGTTGCTGGCCATGTAGACGCGCATGCCGGACGTGCCTTCATAGCCGGCCGGAACGCCTTCGATCGGCGGAACAGGGTCCATCTGGCCTAACAGCGACAAGAGCGCAGCCAATGGGTCGCCTCCCGCCAAAAGCGCTTCCGCCAGATCGCCAACCGCCGCGAGATTGACGTGGTGGCCGCCGACGATCTCGGCCGGCGTCACCAGATCGTCATTCTCGTCAAAGACCGCGGGCGTCTTCACCACCGGACCGATCTCGTCGATGCGCACATCGGAGCACGGTACCAACTCGCCGGTTTCAGCATCGACCGACGCCAGCGGCTCGCCAGTCAACGGATTGAGCAGCACCGTCATCGTGTCGATGAATGTCTGTCGATCCGGGCACCAGCTCAAATATTCGACCGCGCCGATCATGCTGCCATTGCCTGAAGTTCGGCGTTGGATGCCGCGTCGGGCCGGAAGACGAACGACTTGATATGTCCGTCGATATGAGAAATCCCGCTGAACGACTGCGCCAGGTAAAGTGTCGTCGTTGCAGCGGGCATGGATGCCGGCACGGCCACGCCCACGGCCGGAGAGCCAGCCTGAGACACCGCACTATCCGCAGATTGAATGCGCCACGCCGTCTTGATCATCGCATCTGACGTGGGCGCGGCATTGCCAATAACCGAAGTGGTGCCTCCGGAGACGAGCGAGATGTAGTTTCTGCCAGAACCTGCGTTGTAGCTTTGATAGCGATCGTTGCTTGTATGACCGAGCGTAAAGGCCCAGCGGGCGCCGTTGTTGAGATCAGAGCCGTAGGGGAAATCACACTCTACCATCACGGTTTGAGCGGCAGCGGTGTATGGAAATAGCGAGGTCAGCAGGCGGATATTGTCCGCTGCCCTGGTGACGGCCGATGCCCCAGTGACGATCGGCGTCGTCGGATAGGGCATTGGCTCGATCTGGACATGGTGAATGATAGTGGCAAGCGTGTTGCCACCGGTGCCATTGGGATAATTGTAGATGCGGCGCACCTGCCCGCTCGCCCCCGTATTGACCACGAGCCAGACGAGACGAAGCTTCCCCCCATTTGGGCCGATGCCAAGATTGACGACTCCAGAGCGGACGAGAGACCCGAACAGCACCGAGACCGTCTCCGTAGCCCAGTTGAAACGAGCACCGCCGATAAACGCGCCAGCCGAGAGATCGTAGACGCCCCATTCGTAAAAGGTGCCGGTGTCCTGCTCGATGATCGCCCAATGGCAGACAGGGCTGCTGTCCGGGAGGGTCGCGGTCGTCTGAGTTCTGGATGTGGAACCCGTCCCGTTACCGGCAAATTTGTAGGATGTTCCGCCGGAAAAGATGCTGGCGACGGGAGTGACCGCTCCACCAAGCCAATTTGTCCAAGCAGTATTGTTGCTCAGGTCGGCGCTCTGGATGATCGCGTTGGTGCTCTGGCGTTCCGACACGATGCCGAGCGCCACGATCACTTTCCACGAGGAGCCGGAAATCGGACCGGAAGATGCGTATACCGCGAGCGTCAGCGCTTTAGTCGCCGTGTTGAATGACACGACCTTGCCGAGCATCCAGCGTGTCGCGTCGGCAGATGCCGTGACGCGCACCGTATGGCCGGTTGCCGCTGCCCAATAGGTCTGCCAGGTGGCGCCAACGCCAGGCTCCGACGTGGCCGCCGAGGTGTGCGAGGCGAGGCAGATATAGCTCCCGGTGCCGTTCTTCACGACAGTGCCGGGAACGAAGCTGGTGGCGGTGAGCCATTGCACACCGCGCCGATAGTCGGTCGCCCCGACGATCGTCAGCGTCTTGTTGGCGTGAAACGACGTCAGCGGCGTGTTGCTGCTGTCCAGCGTTCCCCGGTCGTGATCGCACCGCAACGTGGTGCCGGAAACCATCTGGCCGAGACCGTCGCAAATCCACTTTGTGGAAGGCGAGGTATAAGAAAATCGCTCGCCCGGATCGCCGGAGAAGTTGTTGGCCGGCGTGGTCCGATCGCGAACGGCCATGTTCATGGCGCAGAAGTCGACCGCGATTCCCTCGGGCTTGTTGCCCAGCAGCGCCCAGCCGGCCGGAAGCGCCGCCGGCGCAGGGCGGTTCGTGTATTGCATGACGGTCATGGTGTTTCCTATCGGAAGGAAGCGGCGACTGCCGCAGGCTCGAAACCGCTGCCGCCGGTCTTGACGATGCGCACCGCACGGTTTGACTGATCTGTGTCTATCGGCGTGCAGCCGCCGAATGTCTGACGGTAGCCGTTGGCACCAAGGTCTTGAGCAGCCCAATAACCCATGTTGGCCATCTCAAACTCGTAGGGCGAACTGTTACGGTAGATGTAGGCACCGACGAACAGGAGGCCGCCGGCTGAAACATCGATAGGCAGGTCAACGACATTCAGAAGATCGCCGTCACTTTCCTTGGAGGCTGTGTCGACTGGTGTCGTGGAGTAAAGCCCCTGAACCGCGTAGACAGCGGCAGAAGAATATTGGATGCCTCCAGCTTCGGATATCTCGAAATAGATGTTACCTGACGTGCCGCCGGGGGCCGCGGAGATGATAGCCGTGCCAGAACTGTACGACTGAAAGTCGCCGCCACTCGCCTGAACATGTACCGTTGCCGCCGAACCGCCAATGGTGGCGACGACAATTTCGGGTGTATAGGCAGCAGTCACATAATGAACAATGCAGATGAGCCGACGTCCCGCGACGTCCGGCCCGAAATCCATTCCGAGAAAAGTATGATGCCCTATGTCCCCCGATACGGCGGGATCATATAGCAGGGTATCCGTAAGGGCCATTTCAACGGCAGGCGCACCGTAGATCAAATTCGCCGGTTGGCCCCCGGCTGCGAAACTGCCGCGCTGGGCAACGAGCTTGCGCAGGATTGCGGGGGCAGACACTTGCCCTGCGAGGGACATCGATCCGACCGCCGCCGTCAGACGCCGCGACGCAACAAGTCCCGCACTCTGGCCGCCAAGGCTGAACAGGCCGCGCTCGGCGGAATAGCGGTTGAGCTGGCGTACCTCGGCGCTTTGCCCGGCAAAGGCGAACGATCCGGACGCGGCCGCCAGCTTGCGGGCCGCCGCCATGCCGGCATCCTTGCCGGCGAGCGTGAAGCTGCCGCGTGGGTGCGGGATCGTTCGCGTCTGAGAGGCTGCCTTGCCAGTCAGCGCGACAGCGCCGGCCTCCGCATGCAGATAATAGCTCGACCGATAGACAAGGTCCGGCCCAAGATGAATCCGGCTGACCTCGTCGCCGCCGAGCATGACCTTGCGCGCGTTGCGAAGCAGCATGTCAGGTGATCTGCAGAACGCCGGTGGTCGGGTCGAAATCGACCGTCAGGCTTTCGCCGTTGGCGAGCGTCAGCGACGAGCCGTAATCCCAATAGCCGATGAGAGGATCGGCGGGCGAAGTTGGCGTGTCATTGTAAAGCACCGCATATCGGAACGGGCCGATTGAACCGCCGCTCGCCGTGATGACGACATCGGCGAGCACGAGCTTGTACACCCCTGACGCCTGGGCAGACGATGAGATGGTGGCCGCCGCGCCGCCGGCGGTGTAGCCGTTGCCGGCGGCGATCTCGGTCAGGTCCGCCTTGACCGCGTTGGCTGCGCTCGGCGCCGTGTTGGTGAGCATCACCTTGAGCGTGTCGGCACCGAGATTGTGTACCTTCTCGGCGACGTTCTCGACGAAGGCGTTGAACTTCACGAAAGAGGCCATGGCCTTCTCCTAATCGACGATGATGTAGAGGGTTTCGGGATCAGGCGTTTCGATCAGATCGTACTCGGCCTGGGTGAGCTTGATGATGTTGGTGACGGAGCCGTCGCTCGACTTGACGGTCAGGTCCGGACTGACTTCGCCGGCCCAGCGGACATAGACGGCGCGCACGCCGCCCATGACGGCAAGGATCGGGATCGAGACGCGCGAACCGCTCGGCACATCGATGTCGAGGCCAGAAAGATTGATCTCGTCGCCATAGGCGATACTGTAGGGGCCGCCGACCATCGCGCCGGCCACGAACAGGGCAAAGGTGAGCTCGCCACCAGGATCGGCATCGACGAGGCGGGCATAGAGGCGCGTCAGTGTGGCATCCGCTGCTGCGGCAAGGTCGGTGTAGTAGCTGCCAGGCGAGATGCCGGCTGCGGTGTAGATATCGACGCCGAACTGGTCGAAGACCTCGCCCTGCTCGCCCACAGGGCCGGTGAAGCCCTTGGCGCCGCGCGGGATGTCGAAGTTGAGAATGGCTTCTTCTTCGGTGCCGACATTCTCGACGGCAGCCGGTTCGTCGTCGTCAACCGTGGTGACGGTGCCGACCTCGATCGTGCCAGCAGGGCCGCGCGGGCCTTGCGTGGCGGAACCGCCGGCGAACATCCACTGCGTCGTGTCGCCGGGCGTCACTGAGTCCGGTTCATTGCCGATGTTGCCGTCGATCCGGGAGATGAAGATCGAGCCGTCCCAATAGACGTACTGACCGATTGCATATGTCGCGCCGACATCCCATTCGCCGGCCGGCGTCGCCAGCGTGAAATCCGTCTCCTGGGCAAGGCCGACGGCGACGTAGCGCCATTCGCGCGAGGATCCGTTGAGCGTGGCGGTGACCCGGTAGGCGCCACCCGCCGTATGGAAGAAGGCATAGCCGTCGGCATCGGCCTGAAACGGATTGCCGCGAACGGCATTGCCGGCGCGGTCGGAATAGAGTGGCACCAGCGCGCCGGTCGCTTCCGAGCGCACCTCGACCGACGCACCTGGCAGGATGTTGCCATTGGCGTCGGTAATCGCCGCCTGCCATCGCCCAAGCGCCATTGAAATACCTCGATGTGAAAGGGATCAGTTGATCTGCGGGCCGCGAATGTCGGGCACGTCGTCGAAGGTCACGAAGCTAATTCCGTCGATGGCGGTGCCGGCGGCACCTCCTGATTTGCCGGATGCCTCACCCGGCAAGCCCGGCCCGCCGCCTGCACCGGCAGATGACAGGCCACCGCCAAAAGTGGCAGTGCCGCCGGCGCCGCCGGCGTCGCGCTTGCCCGCTTGCGGATATGTTGTATCTCCAAAACGGCTCTGTTGAGCCCCTGCTTCGCCAGGGTTGAAGCCGGCGCCGCCGCCACCCCCCAGCCCTTGGATGAATACGTTGTTTCCGCCGCCACCTCCGCCGCCGCCGAAGATTTCACCGCCGTCACTTTCAATGACGATCGGCGATCGCGTCAGGAGCGCATCTCCGCCATCCTTGCCAGGTTCCGCCAAGATTGAACTGCCACGATAATTGCCGCCGTCACCGCCTCGACCCTGGATGCGGCCTCGAATGATCAGGCGAACGATGACGCCTACCGGCCAGTCGCCAATATTCATCGCAGGCATATCGGTTGAGCGGGACCCGACCGTCACCCCTTCCTCGACGATCAGCTTGACCTCGTCGCCTTCCTCTGGCGCCGGGTAGAACTGGTCATAGATCGAGCGTGCATTGATGTTGTACGTATCGAGATCGAAGATGACCGCGCGCGGTCCATCCAGATCGAGAAAGGTGAAGCGAAATTCCTCCAGTTCTACCCCGAACCGATCCGGCTTCGGATCGAGCTTGGTAATCTGCGCCGGAAGGTCGATACGGGCGCCGGTGGCATCCTGGATGGTACGGGCATTGATCTTGTAGCCGGCGCCAAGGATCGGCGTGATGCGGCCGCCGCGCATCGTGTCGAGCTTGAACTTCCGGGGTGGCTGGCCGAACCGCCCGATCTGGATATCGTTGACCCGGTTGGCGACTGCCCTTCCGCCCTCGCCAATCCAGCGCGAATAGATTTTCTTGATTGCGGGCGATCCATAGTCACCCTCGGCCTGCAGGTCGACCGTCGCCGAGCAGGAACGATAGTTGTCGGCATCGTCCACCTTCTTCAGCGCGTTGATCTGCGCGAAATAGGTCCAGACCTGCGAGATGCGCCTGTCAGGCTGATCGGTCGCCGTGAGCGATCCCTGCATGACGACATCGTCGGAGAACAGCGCGACATCGGTGCCGATCTGGCGCAGCACCTGCAGCTTGATCAGCTTGTTGATGTCATCCCACCAGACGGCGAAGGCGCCCTGCTCGACCAGTTCGGCGGCGAGCGTGCTGACGCTCGTCGGCTCGGCGATCAGCGCCGTGTAGAGATTGCGCAGGAAGGACGTCGTTTCGGTCTTCCAAGCCGTCAGCGGTATATAGTCCGCCGGCACCCCGGCATAATTGATGAGCAGATCGGCAAGGATGTCGGCCGGGTCCTGGCTGAGATAGCGAATGCAAATCTGCACGCGGTCACCAGCCGAGTGCGACGCCGCCTCGGTATTGAACTGGCCGCGCACCAGCGTCAGCATGTCGCCGGTTCGCGTGAAGCTGCAGATTTCCGAGCCGCCGATCGCCACGATGCCGGTCGCAGGATATTCGATATCGCCGATGCCGGCCGGCGTGATCTGGGCGCTGGTGGCTTCCTCGTCGATGTCGACGAACAGGAAGCCGCGCGACATGACCGGCGCCTGCGCCCTGTCGCCATCCGCCAGCTTCAGCGCATCCTTGGCGATGATGGAGAAGCGATTGTCCTTCGTCGGCCCATCGAGGCTTTCGACCAGGAAATGACGGGTTTCCATGTCCGCCAGCGTCTGCCCCAGAATGCCCTGGATGATGCGCAGCGGACGGCTGCGAAGATAAGGTTGGCGCGCCCGGAACTTGCCCCAGAACGTGCCGACCTTGAACGGATCGTAAGGCCGCTCGGCAAGGTATTTGTCGAAGCCAGGAGCGGCATCGCCCCATGGGAAGTCGGACATTGTGATGCGCAGCGACGCCCGCGTCCCGAGGTCTTTTCCGAGCGAGACCGTGCCTGGCGTGAAGGACACATCCTCGATGCAGCCGATGGCGTCGATTCCGCTTTCCGCCAGATAGGCGGTGTTGACGGCGAAGCGCAGCGTCACAGGCGCATCGACGAAGGAAGGCCGCACCGGACAGGTCGCCGGCGAGTTGAAGCATTTCATATCGGAATCGACGCCAAGCACCGCCGGGCAAGCGCCCACGCCATAGGAGAGCGCGCAATAGGGAATGTCGATCTCGACGAAGGTGAGCGCCTTTGTCATAGGGCGAGCGCCGCCAGGTCCATGTTGACGTTCACCGCGATCCCGAAATGCATGCGCACCGCATCCGGCCGGATATCATTCGTCACCCAGGCGTAGCCGATCTGGTCCGGATAGGTGGTCGGCATCCATGCGAAGAAGAAGGGCGTGGTTCGCGCTGCTTTCACGAACGGCGCCATATATTCGATGAACCAGTTGTATTCGAGCAACTGCACCGAAACCGAAGTCTTGAGCGCCTGGCGCGTCACGATGCGGCCGAGGAAGTCGCCGCTTTCGGCCATGGCCGACGACACATCGTCGTTCAGGGCGAATGGCAGCGGCACATGTCCAGGCTGCAGGCCGCGCTGCAGCACCAGCAGCTTGCCGACATAGACGACCGCGATGCGCGCAGGATCCTCGCCGCCCTGGATTCGAAGCCGCACCTGGTTGAAAAAGCCCGGCTCGAAACGCAGCAGCGCCGGCGCATCGCTGCCCAGAAGCGTTTCCGGAACCGCTTCCAGCCATGACCCTTCGTTGTCCGGATCGGGCACCTCGACCGAGATGATGTTCTGGTTGGAGCCGAGATTGTGACGGGCGATGCCGACATAGTCGCACGGCCGCGTCGGATCGGTGGTGAAGGTCAGATACTGCGTGGTATTGCTGGCAGCCTGCCAGCGCTCGGCCGTCGAAGGGTTGGCCAGATTGTTGGCCGGGAAAAAGGCTGCCTCCGACGTCGCCGCGATCGCGCCGCGAGCGACCTGGTTATCCCAGCCGATCACCGGCGCATCGACATTCTTGTTCGCCAGCGCCGCCGAGATGACAACGGTCTGTGTCGTGATGACGGTCATCAGGCGCCCTTGAGGTGAATATCGACCTTGTGCCCATCTTTTTGGGCATCGTTGATCTGCTGGATCAGGTCGACGATGCTCTGGCGAGGAAACACGTCGCCGATAATCTGGAGGGAAAGCGCCTGCGTCTGCTGGGCAGGCGCTGCAGCCGAGCCGGTCGAGCCGCTGCTGCCGCCGCCGCCGAACGAACTGCTGCGCGATCCTCCGCCGCCCTTGCGGGTGCTCATGATGTTGGCCACCTGGGCGAAGCCGGCTGCCGCGACCGATGCGGCGATGACGAAGTTCAGCGGCCACGGATTGTCGAGCGCCTTGGCGATACCGGCATAGGTGCTGATGAGGGCCTGGGCGATACCGAAGGCCTTTGCCGTGGCAAGGCCCTTCTCGCCGAAACTTTCAGCCGCGCTCGCCAGCGACCCGAAGGTGCTGGCAGCATAGGAATACATCGCATCACGAATGCGCGCATCCTGCTCGGCCCGCTGCCGCGAGATTTCCAGCATGCGGTCTTCATGGTCGATATGAGCCCGCTCAAGCAGCGCGTCATATTCCTGCTTGGCGATCATGCCCTGTTCGTAGAAGGACTGGATATCGAGAATGCGCGTGGCGTAGCTGTTGTTCTCCAGCTCTTCTTGCGTCATCAGCGAGGTGCGCAGCTGCTCCAGTTCGCGATCCAGCGCTTCCTGCTGCCGGCGCAATTTCTCTTCTGCACGCTTCGCTTCAAGGTCGGCAGAGTGATCGATGGAGGGATTATTAGGATCGACACCGGTATCGGCGTCATACCCAAAACGCCGCCACATCGTGTAGGCATCGTCGAATTGACCCGCCGCATTGTCCATCGCTCCCGGCCGAGATGTCTTCGCCGTGGTGTTTGCGAAGCCCTGTGCGGCTCGGGTCGCCCGCTCCATTTGATCTGCGAGACCGCTGATGCTTGCGATAGACCCCGAAAAGTCGGGGCTTACAGCTGACAGGTCGGCAAGAGAATTGCGAAATTGTTCTGCCGTTATGATGCCGGCGGCGAGCTGCTTCGACAGTTCATCGACGCGGCTCGTAACAGACGCCAACCCGGAAGACGCTTGATAAGGATTGATGCCCTGTATCTGCGCCTGCATCCGCGCAAAAGCATCGGCAGCAAGGTCGACCTGTCCGGCGACAGAGCCGAGCTTGCGTTCAGTGTCGGCAGCTAGGTTTGTCGCCTTGAGCAGATCCTGCGCCACCTGCTCCGTCAACGCGCCGCTATTCCGAAGCGCCGCGATACGTTCCTGAAATTGGAGTGCCGCCGGCGATCCGTCTACAACGGACTGAACGAAAGAGTCGATCGCACTTTTCGCATCATAGAAACGCGAAGAGAACAGGCCTTCCGACTTAACGAGATTGAGAATGGCAGTTTGGGCATCGACAACCTGCGTCTTCAATGCTTCAGCGGCATCGGCGCGCAACCGGAGATTTGCCAATGCGATGCTCTCGCTGAAATAGGCTTTTTCTGCTGCCTGCGCGCTGGCGTACGCAGGGCCTAAGCGTCGAATATTTTCCTCATGCTGTTTCAACACGTCGTCGGCGGTGCGCGCGTTCTCGCCGAGACTCAGAAAGAACTGGATGGCTGCGGCGGAAGCAGCGGTCACGCCTATAGCGATCAAACTGACAGGGCTTGCAAGGCTCATCAATGCGCTGCCGAGCAGCTTGGCCGCACCCGCGGCGCCCTGTTCGCCAAGTGCCGCCTGCAACTGGCCGGCAAGCTGCGTGCCCTGCTGGAGGGCGATAATCGGAATTGATTGCCCCATTGCAGCCGTAACGGCAATGTCTTGGAACTGTGATGCCGCCCCGATTGCGGCAAAGTTTCCTCCGGGCCTGTTCTGGTTGGCGGAAAGACGACCGCTCGCCATAGCCTGAGCTTGGGCAAGCTCTGCAGCGGATATCGCGCCACGCTCAGCCCAACGGACATATTCAGCGATCTCGGCGTTGACCTGGTCTTGCGCCGCAGCCAGCGGATTGAGTTGGGCGCGGAGCGCGGAAACACCGGCAGTCATACGTTCGGTTTCACGCGCTGCAGCAGCTTCCGCGGTCCGCATGCGATCCAGTTCTATAGCGTCTCGGGCAGCAGCAGTTGCCTGCTCGGCAATTTGAGCGTTCGCAGCATCGATCGCGGCGGCAAGCCGGATTTGTCCTGCTGCAGCGGCTTGTTCCGAATCAGCCACTAGGCCGAGCCGTTGCTGCATTCCAACCAACAGCCGTTGAGCGCCTTCGAGGTTGGTGCGTCCTGTTTCCAGGCCTCTACTGATAGCATTTAGGCCGCTGGTGAATCTCTGTTCGGCTACATAGCCGTCAATATACTGCCGCGAAAGGCGGGCAATCGCATCGCCAGACGTATTGATTTTTGTTTCGGTTTGAACGAGCGCCGCGCCAGTCGCGTTGCTTGAGGCGATCATTGCCTTATCGGCCGACACTTTGTCGGAAACGCCGGCGACGTATGCGCGAGCGTCCAATTCTGGCGCGACACGAAGGGAGGACAATTGAACGGTCATCCAGACAAACCTCTGAGGTAGAGTCCCTAGTTGAACCTTCTATTTAGAAGGCATATCTTCCCGCCTCTCGGCGGGGGATTGATCATGGATCGATGGCTGAAGTGGCTGGTCGCAGCGGCGTGCTGCGTGGTGATCCTGATTGGCTCCTTTTGGGCCACCAACCAATTCTTCTCACGCTACAAACAGTCTGCCGCAGGCGCTGAACTTTTCGCGGACACATCCTATTCCAATCTGGATATAGGCGACATTTCCCTGATCACACGGAAGGTGACAGAAGGCTTTTTCGATCCCGAAGCCGCCAGATTTTATGCCGTCAATTACAGCCTGAAAGCAGAGAAACGCGATAAATCAGTGATCTGCGGGTACGTGAACGGGCGAAACAGAATGGGCGGCTATATTGGTATCGAGCCGTTTTTCTACAACCGAGAGTCAAACACAGCGACCATGCTACCGACTGAGATTAAAGCATCTGGGTCAGAACTCTTCCAGACACTCGTCACCCAACTCGGTTGTCCTCCCTGATACGAGGCAACATTTCACGATGTAGCGACCGGCTTGCTCGGCAACTTCTCTGCCATCCAAGCCAGCCACTCATCGTCGATCGCGCGCAACAGCGTCTCGAAAACCTTCCGATCAGCACCGACGATCCCATGATCGGCCGTATAGGCCGAGATCGCGACATAAGAGATGGGCGAGGCACCTCCCATGGCGCCGAACTGTCGATCATGCCGAAGCGCGGTCCATGCGTTCCAATAGAGCGGATGCCAGTCGCGATACTCCGCCTCTTCAGGCGGCTCTTCGATCTGGATGCTTGCCGCCTCGTCTGGAAACTCGGCGGCAACCTTCTTCAGCCAATCGTTGCGGCCTTCGCTGGTGACTTTCCACCGGAAGGCCGCGCGGAGTTTTTTACCGCGCCCTCGACGAACTCGATGTCTTTCTTGGCAAGGCGCTGCGCGCACCACTCGACGGCCTTGACGATGTCACGTCCGCTCTCGGCGGTCAGTTCGGCCGTGGCAAGTTCGCGCGTCCAGTCGACATCGATCCCACGCCAGCCGTGCAGGATGTGTTCGCCATAGAGTTCGCCGAGGCCCTGACGCAGCACATCGGGCGGAACCGGATCGTTGCCATACTTCTTCGCATAGCCCTGAAAGAGCAGGTTGCGGGCCGCGAGATATTCCGGGCTGTAGAAGGACTTCACGTTGAATTCCACGCCCGGCCATTCGGGATAGGGAATCCAGTCGCCCTTCTGCTCGCGCTCGACATTGGCGCGAAGGGAGGAAAGCTTGACGGTCATGGTTGCTCCTTAGACGAAGTATTCGAGGCGGTCGCAGATGAGATGCGCGGCCGTGAGCGGATCGGCGCTGGCCGTTCCGGACAAGGGCAGCATGACATCCTGGTTCTTGCCGCCGGCGGACGGCGAGCCTTCGGTGAAGGTGATGCGCGGCAGGGCGAAGATCATCGCCTGGTTGTTCTTGGCGATGCGGGTGTTGATGTTTGTCGGCGTGCCGGAAAGCACCTTAGCCGCCAGCACGCTGTCACCGAAATAGACCGGGGCGGAAGCGGTCACGTCGAAGGCGCCGGCACCAATATCGACGGGGCCGACCGCTTCGCCGCATGTGAGGCCCATCTTCGGCCGCAGGTTGTTGTTGACGGCGATCTGGAGCGACTGCATCCAGTTCGGCGACGTCAGGCATGCGCCGTTTTCGGCGATCCGGCCGACATTGACGCCGGCGGCCATGATCGGGTTCGTCGTGGCATCGTCAGGCGTCGGATCGAGCGAGACCGTGCCGATCTCGCCGGAAAGTCCGGTGAAGGTAAAGACGGACTTCGCCGCGCCCTCGGTGTTGAACTCGAACGACCCTTCACCGGCGATCATGCCGCGCTGAATGATATAGGTCGGCACCGCCTGGCCCATGAAGCCGCGCTCGATGGTGCCGCCGAAGAGGGCCGTGCCGTTCTTGATCTGGTCGCCGAAGAACACCTGGATGGTCTTGCCCGTGCCGGAATCCGTGGCCCAGCCGGCAGGCAGGTTGTCGAGCGTGAGCTTGGTCGCCGTAATCGCGGTGATGCGCGCCCATGCCTGGCGGCGGGCCACTGCGCCGGCCGTGACAAGGAAGGCAAAAGTGTTGGCATCGGCGGCGCCGCCGATCTTCACCCACTGGCCGACACGCAGGCCGAGTGTGGTGAAGTTCAGCGTCGTCGAGCCGAGACCCTCAGCAAGTGCGGTGATGTCGCCGGCGGCGCCCGCAAGACCGACGACCTTCATGCGCGCCACAGTGGGTGGGGCCGCTTCGGCAACGAAGCCGGCACCAAGGAAGGCCGGAACGGTGGCGCTGGCCGTGGTGCAGCGGAAGACGCCGTTGTTGGCTGCATTGGTAAAGCCGGTGAAGCGCACCAAGTGACCGACCGCGAAAGCATCGCCGGTCAGAACCGTGGCCACGTCAGTGGTCGCCGCAAGACCCGTGATGACGGAATCGGCCACACCGTCATTGTCGCGGAACGGCGTGTTCAGCCATGTCGAGCAGAACAGCGACTTGAACCACGACGACAGCGGTGATCCATCCACCGGGAATGACAGCTCGCCATTGATCGGGCCGTTGTTTTCCTCGCCGCTCTTGATCGGATCGGGGTTCATGCGGTCCGACCGCAGTTCTTCCGAATTGACGAAGGTCGGCTTGAAGGCCAGGCCCTCGCCGGTCAGGCGCGCGGTGCGCATGCGCGGGGAAGCCGGCGTGACGCCGAGCGTTGCCTCTTCGACATAGGTCAAGCGAAGGCGATTGGAATCAGTCATGGAACCGCTCCGTTAGATGCCGTTCACTGACGGCCGAGGTTGCTGGGAAGGATCAGTCCTTGTCGGACTGTTGGGCTTGGAGGAGACCGGAAGGCGCTCGATGTAGCCGGCGCCCGTCAGGCTTTCGAAGGAATGTGGCGTCAAATCCTCACTGGACGAGACTGTGTCGCCATCCTTGAACCGGCGCAGTTTCGTGGTGAAAGGCTTGATCACTTTGGCCATCATTCGTCCCTTTCAAAGCCGATGGTCGCCGTCATGGCGTAATAGTTGGAAAAGCTTCGCCCCGGATCGCCGGCGCCGATCGACGCATCGAGGAAGCGCACGCCGTCGATGTCCTGGCCTCGGAACAAATTGACCAGCTGCTTGGCATACTGCCTGGCTTGTCGGCTGCCGGTTCCGTTCGGCGTCATGACGTGTAGGAAAATCTCTCCGCCTTCGCGCCATAGATTGTCATCGCGCTCGCCGGCGCCGATCGACGCCTGGTCGAAGAAGTCGCCATAGATCTCGACGGAGACGAAAGGCGCCGGTGTGTCCGGCAGTTGATAGTCTTCGTTTTCGAAGACGACCGGCGTCAGCGTCCAGTTGTCGCCGAGCTGCGCGACGACGATATCGAATGTTTCGGGGCTGGACATCAGTTCGCCGGATTGATGACGATTGCGGGATAGGTGATCGGCTGGCCTGCCTGCCGATCCTTGCGACCGCCCCGAGAGCGCTTCAGCTTGTACGGGATCGACGGGTGCAGCCCGGCCCTGATGTCCAGAAACGTGGCCTTGACCGTGAAGGCGCCGGCAAATCGGCTACGGATCGAGCGCGCCGTTCCGGTGAAGAGGCGGTAGGCGGGTATGCCAAGCCGTCCGGTTTCTGCCTTGCGCACATAGGGCTGAAAATTGGTGATGATGATCTCGGCGTCGGTCCTGATCTTCGTGAAGTCGTCAACGACTGCGCGACCGCTGGCGATGACGATGAAGGACGAGGCGAAACGCCCGGAGCGGCGCGGGCTGCGCTTCCTCAGTTCAGCAAGAGCCGCATCGATGACGACAGGCCAGTTGACGAATTCGTAGACGATGGCGCCGGGCGCCGAGTAGGTTTCCTCAGCCGCACCCTGCCGTCCGTTGACAAACCGCTCGTATTTCGGGCTCGCGATTCCTTCGGCGATGGCGCGGCGCAGTTCCCTCTTCGCGAAAGCCGCCACGGCCTTGTTGATCGCCGTCGGTTCAAGGCTGGCGGTCGCCACCTTCAGGTCGCGCGCGAAGAATTCGAAGCCGGTCGCCATCAGCCACCAACCACGAGGTTGATCCGAACCAGCGTGCCGCCCATAAAGATTGGGCCGGGGAACTCGACATTACGTTCCTTGCCCTGGACAACGATCTTGTCGCCCTTCCTGAGAGGCAACAGCACCGCAAGCCCGGACGGGCTCAACACCACATTGGAGAACGTCTGATCGATCGCGTCGGTTAACTGCTCGGCCTTCACAGGCCTAACAAATGCCGGAACGTCTTCAAGGTCCGTCTTCGGCCGAGGATCACCAGAGGGCGCCAGAAACCGGCGCACAATGACCCTTTCGCCATGCTCGGCCAACTGCCGGTCGAGCGATGCGATGGCGCTGGCCGGGGTCATGCAAAAACTCGCAACGTCGAGAGAAGCCGTTCACAGGTGCGCTCGACTATGTTGCTCGCCTGGTCGGAAAGGGTGAACTCCTTACGGCCAACGCCATCAACTTCATCGGCTTTCAGATACAGGCTTTCCACCGAAAGCGACCTCAGATGCTGCACCGAGAGGATGATTGCTTGGCGCGCGCGCTCTGGCACAGGCCCCGTGTGCTCGCCGTTATAGCCAGCCTGATAAGTGATCTTGATCGGGGCAGGCAGCGACGACAGTGCCGGCGCGATCCATCCACCGACCTGACCGTCGTGGGACCAGTAGTCGCCCTCCGCGACGTCATGCTCGATGCCGTCCGGGTCCACATAGGTAAACCGCTCGACATTGATCACAGGACCGTAGGGAAGCTTCACGCACCCCGGCCAGCAGTCGAGCGACAGTTCCAGCGTCTGCGGTCCCAAAGCGCGCCCGAGCCAGCCGCCCGGCCCGTCAATGTCCTCCGTCACAGCCTGTATCAAGGCATCAACGGCGGCATCGCTTTCGCCAGCACCGGCAATCTCTGCCGACGTGACGATCGGATCGGGCGGTATGATGGTCCGGGCGCGCATGAGGGTCAGTCGACCAGGACCAGAAAGATGCCCTTCTTGGCGTTGCCACCCTGGGCGATCACGATCTTCACGCGGTCGTTCGCGAGAGCGATCTTGTCGAGAATGCCGGTGCCGCCTGCAGCATAGAGCGCAGCAGCGCCAGCCTGCGAATGCGTCGGCGCGCGGGGATAGCGCGACGTGCTGGCATTGACGTTGGACTCGGTCCAGATGTTTTCACCGCTTTCTTCGGCGGTGAGCGCGAAGTCCACGCCGTCCGTGAAGCCGGTCGTTCCGTCCTTCTGGTAGACGACGCTGTGGATTTTGCCGCTGACCCGCGGCGAATAGACAGTCGCCGTGCCATCGGCCGCCGTGGTGGCGGTAACCTTGATGCGACGCATGTGCGTCTCCTATGGGTTGTGATTTCAGGAAGGTCAGTCGGCTTTGCCGTGACCGCTCTTGCCCTTCGCCGGTGCGGCGCTCGGCTTATCGTCGTCGATGTTCTCCTCGACCAGAAGCTTGCGCTTCACGAGGAGATCGAACGCGCGCTTGTTGTCGGCAATTCGGGGATCGTCGCCAGCCAAGACAGCATTGCGTCTGAGACTGCCGAAGGTGCCGAAAAGCGACCGCGCAACGCGATACTGCTTTTTCATGTCCGTCACTCCTGTGGAGAGGCGCGGCGAGCTAACCCGCCGCGTCTGTTGATCAGCCGGCGAACTCGCCGGTGACGAGCGCGGCGGCGCGGCGGATGGCGAGCGCCAGACGCTTTTCAGCGCGGACGGTCAGCATGTTCTTGACGAAGTTGTCGCGATCTTCCGAGGAGATCAGGACTTCGACATCCATGCGGTCATAGATCTTCGCCGCCATGCGGAAGGCGCCGGTCAGGAACTCGTCTTCGTCCATCGCCTGTGTGGCAATGACCGGACGGCCCCAGAGCTGCGGTCCTGCCATCTGGATCACGTTGGCGAAGACGTAGCGCTGCTCGCCATCCTTCGTCAGCTCGATCTTGGCCCAGCGGGTCGGGTGGATGACGATGCCATCGGCAGCGTATTCGGCAAGCGAAGCCTGGAGCAGCGCGAGACGAAGCGTGTCGATGTCGGTTTCGTCGGCCGGGGCGAAGGCAGGAGCGTAGGCCGTGGCATTCGGAACGAGGCCGTCGAGATGCTGGCCGGTGCCGTCGCCTTTGAGAATTTCGTTCTCCTCGGCCAGGTCGAGACCATAGCGAAGCTCGCCATCGATCTCGCCCTGGAGCTGGGGAATGTCGTCCATCGCGTTACGGGACACCGGCACCCAGTGGGCGATGGTGCGCACCGGCGCGTCGGCCTGCTCCCAGACGTAGTCCGATTCCGGCTTGAGCGTGTTCTCCGCCACGACGCCCGCGTTGTTAGTGCGGGAGACCATGCGGGCATACTCGACCGAGTTCGAGGTCGTACGGCCGACCTGGAGAAGCTGGCGAATGGTCATCTGACGACGGGGGATACCGATGATCTCGGTCTCGCGCTGAGGCACGATGAGATCGCCGGCCGAGCCGGTCGCCGAGGTGATGGCGTTCTGGACCGTGATGCGCACCGTGCCCTTGGCGCCCATCTTGGTCGTGAAGTTCTTCACGTCTTCGGATTCGGCAACCATCTGGCCCAGTGACTTGACGGCATCGTTGCCGTTGCCGCCGCGCCGGGACGCAAGACGCTGCTCCAGATCTGTGTTCCGGGTTTCCAACTGCTCCAGCCGGCCCGTAATCTTCTGCTGGGCGTCGTTGAGCTTGGACTGCGCGGTGAGCAGTTCGTCCGCCTTGGCCTTCACCTCGTCGGTGATCTTGCCGGCGTCTTTCGACTGCTGCAAAGCCTGTTCGGCGGTCTGCTTCACCTCGTCGCCAACGCGCTTCACTTCCGCATTGACATCGTTGAGCAGCTTTTCAAGCTTGGCCGCGTCGACGTTGGCTTCGCTGCGTACACTGCCGACGATACCGGCCGGGCGCGCAGCCATAAGGGCCACGAGGCTGGCTCGCGGCATAAAGTGCTTGGACATGGATGCCTCCTTTAGGCTGTAGTCCTAATTGCTTTCAGGGAGTTCAGGAGGGTTTCGACCTCCTCGACGACGGCAGCGCCACGCATGCCGGTTGCGGCAGCGCTGGGCATGCCGCCTTTCAGGGCCTGGATGAGTTCGCGCCGCTCGGAACGCGACACGTTCATTTTGGCCAGAAGGGAGTCCACCTTGTGAGCGGCCGAAACGGCCTTGCCCTCGGCGGAGTTCTTGGTCTTGCTGTCGATCTCGTCGGCAGGCAGGAGAGCATCGGCAAAGCCTTGCTCAATCGCGTCGGAACCGCCGATCCACGTCTCATTGTCGAGCATCTTGCCGAGCGGCTTGGCTTCCATGCCGGTGCGCGCCGCGTAGATGTCGATGGCCATATTATCGAAGGGCTCAAGCCAGTCCGCCACATCGCGCAGATTGTGTCGGTCGCCGGCAGCGATCACCCATGTGTTGTGGATCATCAGGAAGCCGGCGCGTGCGATCTGGATTTCGTCACCAGCCATGGCAATGACCGAAGCGGCCGAGGCGGCGATGCCGACGATCTTGACCGTCACGTTGGCGGGATGATCGCGCAGCAGGTTGTAGATCGCCAAGCCCTCGAAATAGTCGCCGCCGGGCGAATTGATGACGACTGTCACGTCCTTTTTGCCGATGGCGCGCAGGGCTGCCGAAATCCGCTTTGCGGTGACGCCCTCGCCAAACCAGTCCGACCCGATCACGTCGAGGATAGAGATCGATGCGTCATCGTTGGCCGCCGCGTTGACCTCAGGGTTCCAGCGGGACAGAACCGTGTTCGGAATATCGCTCTTGAGGCCCGGTCGAGCCGAGACGGTGGCGACAGGCAGATCGCGCTTGCTCATGCTGCTTCCTTGTCCTTCTGGTCGACCTGGTCGAGGAGCCAAGCCCTCATAGCGGCACGCGCTTGCGCGCCGTCATTGACTTCACCACCGAGCTTTTCGAGCGGTGCGAGATTGGTTTGTGCCGTCAGCATCTCGCCGCCGGGCATCTTGGACAGGTTGAGTTTTGCCCTGCCTTCGTTCCGGGTCATGAGGCCATTCTGGACGGCAGTCGAGAGGAACGCGGCCTTCGCGGCGCTGTCCATCTGCATCATGGCTTCGCGGTTGAATTCGAAATATCGACGACGGTCACCCGTGGGCCGTATGAGCTGTTTTTTCACCCGCGCTTCGATACGGTCGCAGATCGGATCGATTCCGAGCGCCAGCCAGGTCAGCAAAATCTGCTGGACGCCGGTGCCCCACATCGTTTGACCCTGCGCGGCGTGTCCGATGATAATCGGCGGGGTACCTGTCCAGCGGCAGATTTCCTCGATTGACAGATTCTTCTGGGCCAATAGCTCGGCATCGACCGGATCAAGCTGAAGCCGTTCGTAGGTTATGCCCTTCGGCAGCATGAGAAGCTTGCCGGTATTCGGCGACCCGATGTGTTCTTCCAGAATGGAGCGCAGATCGGCCTTTTGATCGTCGGTGAGATTGTATTCGGACTTCAGGAGGCCGCCAGCCGACAACCCGGACCCTAGAAGCCTACTGCTCACCTCGTCGCCGGCCAGTGCCGTGCCGAAGGTCTGGGCGCCGTAGCGAATGGCCGACAGTCCGACATCCCCGCCGAACCCGAATCCCTTGATGTGGAAGACCTTGTCGCGCGGGAGGTCTTCGGTCTTGCCACGATCGTGAAAACGATAGACGAGCGTCCCATCCGGCTTGCGGATCGGCTTGGTGTGATTGCTGGCCATAGGCTGCAACGCCACGAGCCGTTTCCCATACTCTACCCGCTCGGAATAGGCGTTTCCGTCAGTTAGAAGCCAGGCGACGTTGCCTTCCCAGAATTCAAGCGGCGTCTGGTCTTCGTTGGGGCTTTCGCAGATGACCTCCGCGAGATCGTCGTCAACGCGCTCTCGGTCATTGTCGTCAATGCGATCATACATTGCAGCAGGCAGGCAGGAGACCGCCTGAGCTGTCACGCGGACGCAGGCCCAAAACGTCGCCAACCGCATGGCCGTTTCGGTCGTGACGGTTTTCCCGGACCCGCTGTCATAACCGAATGCAGCCGCCCACGCGCCGCCATCTTGCAGGCGGAGCCGGCGATCCTTTTCGGCCGCCTGTTGCTCCGTCATATTGATCGGAACAAGCGCCTTTTTCTGCTGGCGCGAACGCGTCCGGCTCGTCATCAAGCACCAACTCGAAGCGGATTGCTAAAGAAGCTGTCGAGATCGATAGGCTCCCCGCCAAGTTCGTTATCAGCCGCGCCAACGGCCATCGCGATGGTCACCATGCCGTCGATCCTTCCCCGGGAGTGCTTCTTGTCGAAGGCACGGTTTTCCTGACCATCGGCGATCATCATCGCGTTGCCTGCGCATGAGTACGACACCGGCGAGGCGTCAATGGTGACGGTCTTGTTCAGAATTCTGTCTTCCAGCCGCTCGATCGATCTGGGCATGGTCAACTGACGATCTTCGAAGCGAACTCGCGGGCCTTGCGCATGATTGACCAGCTTCAAGCCGATGCCTTCTGCCTTGTCCGGTCCCTCATATTTCCAGACCTCGAACCTGATCTCCTCGCAAGCGGCGATGAAGTCGGCCATGCCAGCAGGATCGAAGGCCATGAACTCAACCTCGTGCTCGGCGCAGATGCGCCTCACCTCGGCCGCTACGAAAGACTTGTCGATCACCGCGCCCGGGACGGCTGTGATCAGCTTCTTCTCGGCCCACTGATCATAGGGCGTCTGGTCTTTGCGGGATCGGTCCTTCAGACCGGATAGCGTCGTCCAGTAGAACGTCTTGACCCAGAGATGACCGTGCTCGTCGATCCAGCATACGCTGAGCGCGGTGAGGTCATTCTTCTTGGAAAGGTCGAGGGACAGCCAGCAGCGGCGCCCCTTCAGTTTCTGTTCATCAACCGAACCCTGGACAGCCTGCCAAGCCTCTTCCGCAATCCAGAAGCCCGTCGAGCCAAGCGGTATGCCCATGTAGAGGCGCTTGGCTGAAAGAGCAGTCGACAGGAGATGCTTGGCGGTGTTGACGATGCCTTGAACGTTCTCAAGTGGGAACGTGATACCCAGCGCCGGCAGCGATTTCGTCCACACCTCGGGCCGATTGAAAACGTCTTCCCGATCCGCCTCGTCGACGCGAGCGATGAAGGCGAATGCCTCGTCATCCTCAATCTCGCCTTTGACCACCTTCTGGTAGTATTCCGAGTACTCCGTCCCCACAATCTGGTTTGACGCGGGTGTGTTTGTTCCCAGCAACATCAAAGCGTCGCCGGGCATCTTGGCGATGGCGTTCTTCCAAATCTCCAACGAAGTGTTGTTCTTGAACTCGTGTATTTCGTCCGCTGCGACCAGCGTTGGCTTTGGACCTGACGGCGACTCGCCATTCGCCAGCGACTGAAACAACGATCCTTCGGCCGGAAATTCGATCTTCCAGGCGTTATCACCTTCACCGCGGATCAGTACGTTCCCGCTTGCGACCAAGGTGTCCGCCTCGTCAACATCCTCACCGTCTTCGACCGGGAATGGCGCGCGGCACATAGCGACCGCGTCCTTGAACAGAACGTTCGCCGTGGCCTTGTCCTGCCCAATGGAGAATGCCCTTGCCCGAGCAATTCCATAGAAGCCCGTCATGTAGAGGCCTGTGGCCGCCATGAAGGGCGACTTCGCCTGTCCTTTTCCGGTTTCGAGCCACGCAGACCGGAACCGCATGCGTCCGGAGGTCTTACGCCATCCAAACAGCGAGCCGGCAACGAACTGGTGCCAAGGCAGAAGCTTGAAGGGGCGCCCCACATGGGAACCTTCGGTTATGGTGAGAACCGAAGGGTAGAAATTGATTGCATGGAGGGCACGATCAACCTCCCACCGCAGTCCCCGATCAGGTCCGGTTTCCAGATCCTCCAGATGACGGCGGCATGCCGCGATTTCCAGTTCACCCGCCAGGCTTCCGTCTGGTCGCCGGCCGTCGACTGTAGCCAGCGCGTACAGTGTTGCCGGATCGTCAGGCCACCGGTCGGAAATAGGCATCTCTGGCTCGTGCCTTTGATTTCTTCGGCTCAACCTTGCCGGCGGCGTTTCGGTCCCGCGGCGTCAGTCCGAGCTTCGATTCCAGGCCAGTCGCATCGGCGCTCGCCTCGCGCATGACAACGAACCAGGGGCTGACCCGAGCGATAGATTTCGCGTTGTTCCGGCGCGGTTTCATCACTGCGCCATTCTCCGCCACTTCCCGCGATGCTCGGTCGAAAGACACATAAGCGACGATCAGCCTGAGTAGGGCGTGGGCGTTGGCCGGAGACAGAATCTGGCGTTCTCGCAATTCGGTGCTGATCACGCGCCAATGCTCGTGAGCGGCAGCGATCTCAAGCTCATCATTGAAAAGCGAGGTCCAGTCCGGCTCGACGACCAGAGACCCCGTATCGTCGACCAAGTTCATGCGCATTCACCCCTACGGGGTGTCCTCAACTTTTTTGTTTGGAATTTGCTTTCGGTGCGAAGGAAGCCCCCAGCCGGTCCGGCCACCCAAGTCCCCTGACTTTTGCCCCTCCCTCCCTTAGGCGGCGATGTCGGAGATGAACAGCCGCTCGAGTTCACCCTCGGTGTATTGAGGTTTGCACTTCACGTTGATCGGCTTCTGACTGTCGAAGGCTGACGAGTAGGGGTTGTTTGGCTGGGCGATCTGTGGATCGGTGATCTGGCCAGCGACACGTCTTGCCGCCGCACTGTCGTCGCCGACTACGGTGACCTTGCAAGTCTTTGTCACGAGGTCGAGCTCCGAGATCGTGAGCGTCATGACCCTTTCGCTGCCGATCTCTACAGGCTCCACATGCTCAATCGCGGCGCGGTCGTCGGCATTGACGGAGAAGGCTCCGCTCTCTTGATGGCCAATTATCAGTGTCTGCGCCGACGTGCCGATTGGCTGCACAATCAACTTCGCCGCTGGGTGGTTCGACAAGGCAACTCGCTCGGCCATCGCAATCGCGGCCCGCGATGTGTGACCCATTTCCTCCAAAGCCTTAACGGCGACTTGGTTGGCTTGGTCCATTTCCTTTGACCTTCCCGACCATCGTGCGACAGTTGCGTTGACAAGCGCTTCAGTCGCTTTGGTAGCTGCGGTTCTCACCATGACGTCGATGTATGGCAACATCGGCACGGCAATGGCGGCACCCACCGCGAAGATGGGCTGCACCATAACCCAGATGTCGTAGGAGCCAGCTTGCGGTGGCAGGGCATAGGCCCGAACCTCATTACTGGCATCTCGTTTCGAATAGCGGCCAGTTAGAGCGACCTGCCCGCTGGAGACCAGAAGCCGCGATGCACCTCGAAGTGAGGACGCCAGCGATTCCAGTTCAACGATGTTTCGATCTGCGTCTAAGCCTTCGTATTTGATCCTAATAGGATCGATCTTCTCTACTTGCACGCCGTTTCCCCTCACCCGATACTTGAGTGAAGGTCAAAACCTTAGCGTTGTCAAAGTCGGCTGCGGTTCCATGGATGATCAGCGGCTATCGGTCGGCCGTCTATGTCGGCTCCGTTCGTGTCGCGGCCATGCTCCTCACGCTGGGCAGTGATGTCGTGGTCGTCGTGGCAGAGCGGTTCCCAGTTCGACCTGTCCCAGAACAATGTCTGGTCGCCCTTGTGCGGCACGATGTGGTTGACCACGAGGCCGATGCGCCGAGGGTTGCGCTCTGGCGTGCCGTCCATGCGCAGGGTGCCTGAGTTGAGCAGGCCACGTGCCTTGCACTTCACGCAGAATTGGTTGTCAGGCTCGGCGAGGAATGCTGATCGAGCTTTCTCCCATGCCCATGTATAGCCGCGCTCCCTGGCCGAGGGGCGGCGGTCAGCGCTGCGGAGGCGTGGGCGCGCCTGACCGTTCACGATCCGGTAACCATTGGTGTCATCGTGACGGGATTGTAATCATGTGACAGCCGTACCCCCGACCCGATGGTCTATGGCAGGTCGATGTCTCGCATGCCCATCTCTGTCGCCCTGATCTTCTCTACGGTCTTCGGCTGCCTTGTTGTCTGGGCTGCCGCCGATGGCTACGCTCAGGTGCGTGGCAAGAACCATGCAAAGGCATCGCATGTCGAAAGCCGTCGAAGCATTACGCGACGCTCTCCAGCAGAAGCTGGACAAGCTCGACGCTGAGATCGCTGACTATGGGGCCGGCTTAGCCAGGGTCTTCACGGTTCGAGAGGACAATGCACCGGTGAACATCACCGAGGAACATCTCGACTACTGCATCCATGCGAGATCGGCTTATCAGAAGCTCATAGGCGAAATCGACCGTATCGATGCCTTGCAGAAGCTCTAGTCTCTATGCGGGAATGAACGCGTGCGCTTTTTTGCACCAGGATTGTTTGCACTTAGGGTGCGAGGCGTGGTGGACGTTTGTTTAGGAGCAGCCGTCGCGACCCTACTTACTGGCTAAGTTGGTAGCGTCCCGACCATAGAACCCCGTCGCGCCCGGTGCATCGCCGCCGGGCTGGGTCCGCTTCGCTGGCAGCGCCCGAAGGCCCCCAATCGGTCAAGCAAATCATCCAGCCCGTCATATATCCGATTTGCGCGGTTTCGACAACGACTTTACCGCGCTGTGCACAAATCAGCTACGCTACCTTGGATTTTCGCTTCTCTGGCGCGGGCTCCAGCTGGTCTGGCTCGAACTCGACGGGCACCATCCGGCCGAATATCTCCACGAGCGCCTTTACCCGATCATGTATCGTGAGAGTGTCGGCGGTGGCGATAAAAGTGGCGAATGGTCCGTCCTTCACGGTGAACCTGGTCCCCGGCGCGAACCGCTTCTCCAGCGCCGCGTGGCTGGTCTCGCCGCGCATGATCTTGGCCGCGCGGGTATCGTCGTAAGCGCTTTCGAACTCGCTCGACATCATCGCTTCAACGACGCTGCACGGAATTAACAGGGGCGCGACCGACGTTCCAATCGGTCCGAGTACGCCGTTGATGTCGCGGACTTCCCGCCAATCATCAATCGGTGCATTTTTGCGCGGATGCACGATGAACAGATAGCCTGGCATGAGAGGATTGGTCCGCTCGGCGAAGACGCGGACCCGACGATTGAACTTGTCCGTCCTTGACCGCGGCAAATAGGCCTCATAGCCCTTGTCCAGCAGATCAGCGAAGACTTGATCGTCATAGCCGCCGCGCGTCCGCAGGACGAACCAGCGGCGATCGTGGACGGCGAGGGACATGCAGCCGGGAATGGTAAGCTTCATTGTGCGTCAGCCTGTTTCTTGAGGTAATGCCGGCGCTCCGGCGTCAGCTTTGCGAATGCGGGTCGCCAGTTCATAGGCGATGGCCATGGCCAGACCTTTCCGGGCGGATCGACGCGATACCAACTGCCGTCCGGATCGAGGAAATACCGGCAGGTTTCGGCGGGGAAATCTCCGGCCAAGTCGTTGAACAGCAGCTCGGAAACCGTTCCGTCCGGCTTGGCTTCGGACATCGGCCGCCATGGGTTCAGCCGGTCGTATTCGCGGCGGGCGCGGCGTTCGGCGATGGTCATTGCGGCCGCGCTCCGTCGATGCCTTCGGAGAGCTTCGCCACGAGCCTGTCCATCAACGCCGTATAGCGGTCCGGTCCAAGGTGGCTTGCCTCGACCTCGTGCAGGTCCTGCGCGATCCTGTTGATCAGCAAGTCGCGCGTCGCCCGATCATCCTCCCAGGGCAAAACCCGGCAGACAGCCGCGATAGCCGCCGCCTCGCATTCGAAATATGCGCGGTGGTAGGCGTCATCCAGTTCAGCCTGGCTGAGCGAAACGATTGGCGTCATGCACTCGCCTTCTTTCTTCCTGCCGCGTTGCGATAGTCGCCATGCGCTTGCTCAAGAACTGCTAGTTCGATCTGCTTGGTCTCGATTTCGTGCTGAGGCCGACCGGCCTTTCCTGAGCCGAACTGCTCCAGCCATGCGCGCTTGCTCCAGACGAGCTTGCCAATTTCTTCGGCCATCGCCTCGTGCGTGAACTGGCGGGTCATGCTGCAGCACGCCTCCGTTCCAGAAGCACGTCATTCCAATCGGTGCCTGGGGTCGGCGGTATCTCCAGGCCGACCGCCAGCGGACGGTTTGTGATGCAGGCAAGCCGGTGCGCCAGCGCTGTCGCGGCTGCCTGGCCACCAAATTTCGGATCGTTGTCCCCAAAGACGATGACCTGCTGGACGCCTTCGGGCGGCAGCCATCCTGAAAGGATCGTGGAATTGATAGTCGACCAGACTGGAACGCCGAACAGTGCCGAGGCCGCAAAAGCTGTCTCGATGCCTTCGGCCACGCCAAGGACGGGACCGGCGTCGAACAATCGGACGGCTGCGCCCTTGGGGATGCCTCCGACCATGACCTTGCGAACCGAACTGACTTTGGCTTTTTGACCATCCAGGGTCAGATAGGTGCGGTGCAAATTCGTGGGCGAACCGTCCGGCGCCAAAACTTTAGCCACCATCGCCGGATGACGGCTTTTCCGGCCCTCGTCGTCGACGTACTCGGCGAGATCGATTTTCTTCAGCCACCGGCAATAGGTCTCCTGCCGGATTCCGCGGTTGGCAAACCACAGGTCGACGAAATCGCCGGCAACGACCGGCACGGCCTGGTCCCACGTCTTTTGCATCGCGGCGCGCGCGGCGCTGTCGTCGGCGTTCTTCTTGCGGCAGAATTTCGCCTCACCGAGAACGCCCTCAATCTCCTTCGCAGCTTGGGCGAAATCCCAGCCATTGATCTGCATCAGGTAATCCACGGCGCTGTGCTGCTTGCACTGACCGCAATAGAACGCCCCCGTTCCATCCTTGTCGGTGAACCGAAATCGATCCTTTCCTCCGCACCATGGGCAAGGCTGATGCTTGCGGGTGTTCAGGTGATCGTCGGGGACGCCGAGGGCCGAAAGGATGCTCGGCCACCTGCCTTGTCCGCGATCACGCAAAGGCTTGCGATCAGGCTGCATGCTGCGCGCCCTCCGCTGCCTTTTTCGCCTTCTCCTGACCCTTGTACCAGCGGATTTGCGTGGATCTGATCCAGTTGCCAACCTGCACGTCGGGCTGGGCGGGCTTCACGTCTATGCCGTTCGGCCAGACGCCAAATTTCTCACGATATTTGTTGGCGGCCCAACCGTGTTTGTACTGCTTGAACTCCTCATGCCAGAGCAGCATCGAATACCACCGGCGCTTGTCGTCCATGCTGGCCTTGATCTGCTTGCCGCCGAGATGGGCCAATTCGCCTTGACTGGTTTCAACCGCCTCCATCTTGTGCGGCTCGAATCCGCATGAAGGGCATTTGCGAACACCTGCGGGTTTGAGCCGGGTGCAGGACAAGCATTCTTTCGGCTTCGGGGCAGGGCGCTCCGGGCGGCTGGATGCCGACCCCTTACGCTCGTTGCCGTCACTCAGTTTCTCGTGATGGATGTCGGTCACGAAGCCAAGGTTCAGCGTGGTGTCGGAATGGTCCAGAATGATCGCGTCGGCCTTGCCATGCGCCAGTCGCAGCGCCCTCCCGATGATCTGGACGTAGAGCATTTCCGATTTTGTCGGCCTCGCCAGGATCAGGCATCGGACGTCCCAATCCACGCCCGTCGTCAGAACGCCGACGTTGACGACAACCCGAATGTCGCCTCGCTCGAAAGCCTGCTTCACTTCGCGGCGCTCGGATGGCTCGCTGTTCCCGTCAACGTAACCGCAGGGCACCTCAGCCCGCTTGAAATCCCGCTCCAGGCTGCGTGCGTGAGCACGGTTGACGGCAAAGCACAGCGTCGGACGGTTCTCGCCGAGCTTCAGCCATGTGGAGACCACGTCCGCGGTGAGCTGCGGTTTATCCATGGCCTCCGCCAAGTCGTCTTCAGCATAGTCGCCGGCAACGGTGCGAACCCCTGTCAGATCGGGATGACTTGGCGCGAAAACGCGGAAGGGTGAGAGATATCCCTCTCGGATCAATTGCTGCGTCGTCGCGGCGATGATCAGATCGTCGTAGTGCTTGCCGAGGCCCTTCGTCCACGGCGTGGCTGACAGTCCGATGAACGGCAGCTTTGGGCACTGCTGCATCCACTGGAAAATAATCTTGTGCGCCCGGTGCGCCTCGTCGACGATGACCAGATCGGTTTCGGGCAGCTTGCGGCGGGACAGCGTCTGCACGCTCGCTACCTGCACCGGACGTGAATAGTCCGTCATCGGGTGATCGGCCTGGATAACACCCACGTCGCGGATGCCTTCGTTCCACAACGCCTGCACGGTCTGGTCGATGAGTTCGATCGCCGGCATGGTCATCACCACGCGCTTGCCCTTCGCGACAGCGCGCGTGATGATCTCGGCTGCCGTCTTGGTCTTGCCGGCGCCGGTTGCCATCATCAGGATCGGCCGACGCCGGCCCTCGGCCATGGCGCGCCAAACGAGATCGATCGCGGCGACCTGGTAGTGGCGAAGCTCCGCGCTCATGCCACACCTCGGGACATAAGCGGGATCACGTTGGCGGGGTAGGCTGCCCGGTCAGTGGGGTTCGTCTCTCCCCCTGTGCTACTTCCTTCAACGTTAGTGCTAATCCTAACCTGATAGGGTACTTCTGGGTAAACCGGGTTATATTCCCCGGAACGCGGTTCCGGTTGCAGAGGAACGCGGTTCCGGTTGCAAGTCTCGGTCTTACCGGAACGGCGTTCCGGTTGCAGAGCCGGTCGAAGACTCTTTCTGATGGCCCGCACTGATGCCTTGGAGACATCGAAATGTCTGTCCAGCGCCAACATGATCAAGTCTGTCGTCCGACCGTACTTGCCCTTGCTGCGGGGCTTGCGCCGGATGATTTCCAGACGTTCAAGAACCACCAACGCCGCCCGGACGGCTCTATCTGTCGTTGACGCTTCTGCGGCTAGAACACTCTGGGCGGCACGACATTCACCGCCACCCTTGTCCGCGCTCCACGCGATAGCCCGCACGACCGCCTTCAGCGTTGCGTCGCCAATTCGCTGGTGCTTGAACCAATCTAGCGCCACCTTGCTCATGTCGATGCGGCCTCCCGCACCTGCCCAAAAACCTGTTCCAGGTGAGCCAGCTTCTGGCACATGGCGGCTCGTTTGGTCGGCGGGCAAATGCTGGTGATGTCGTCGGCGGTGAGATCGGCCAGCAGCAGGATCGCCGACCGCATCTGCTCATATGTCGGCTTGGCCTTGGGCTGGACCTGTGAGGCTGTATCGCCGACACGCCCTTGCGAGTTCTCCGGCGGTGCTGCGGCGGACTTCTGCTTCTCCCATGCGACATCTCGCTTCGCTGCCGTGATCTGGTCGGACGCCGAGAGCCTTTTCAGTTTGTCGAGATAAACGCCGGTATCCAGCTTCGTGCCGCGAATTATGTCCAGCGCTGCGCCGATGACCTTTTCGCCGCGCTCTACGTGGAGCTGAACTGTGCGTTCAGATTGACCCGTGGCCTTCGCCGTCTCTGCGGCGAACGCAGGCGCAAAGTTTGCGCTTGCGTTGCCCTGCAACCGATTTGAGGCATGGGCGCCAGCCACATGTTGGGCGGTCTCCGGGTGCAGCTCCAGATGGATTGCCTTGCGGCGCGCGGTTTGGACCGCCCGCTCTGATGCGGACAACTCAGCCCGCATCAGGTTTTCATCGATCATCGCCAGTTCGGCATGGAGATCGTCGTCGTCGGCAACGATGCAGGGGATTTCAGCCCAGTCGAGGAAGGCGCAGACGCCAAAACGATGGTGGCCGGATACGATCTCGTAGCGTTCGCCGACTGGACGGACCCGTATCGGGTTTATGAGGCCGACAACCTTGATGCTCTGGGTCAGTCCGTCGATGGTGGCTGAGTCAAGCGGCCGGGCATCGGAACGGCGGTCGATCAAATCGACACGGATAGAGGCGATCTGGGTCAAGCCGCCTGGCTCCCGCTGAGGAGGCTTTGCAGTTCCTCGATTCGAACATCTCGCTCAGCGAGCAGCCGCCTGATCTCCGCCAATGCGTCGGCTTCATTCGGTCCGGATGCTGAGAGGCCACTGTTGGGGTCGACGACGATGACGGTCCCGTCATGTGTTCGCGTTACGACGAATGGCGGCTCAATCGTGGCCAGCAACTTCATGAAGGTGCGGGTGACCCGGCGGCCAGCTTCCATGCGCGACACTTGAGCTTGGGAGCATCCGAGAAAACTGGCAAGCTGGGCTTGGCTCCACTTCAGCTTGTGATCCCGGTGCGACCTCAAGTCGAAGTCGAGAAACGTAACGACTGGCATGACGGCTCCTGTGCAAATCAGATGCCGGTCATTCTACGTTAGGTATAATGCGAATAGCAACTGGCGCTGTGGAAAAATACCCGGTATGCATAACGCATGAGCGATACCGAGATAACAAAACGATTGCGCGCCGCGCGGGAAGCTGCCGGATACGCCACCCTGAACGAGGCAGCGCTGGCCCTCGGCATCCCGTATGCCACGATGGCTGCCCATGAAAACGGCAGTCGGGGGATCGGGCGCGCGTTGAGCACCTACGTCGAGCGATACGGCGTTTCGTCAGACTGGCTTCTCCGGGGCGTAGGGGAGGCTCCTGCTTCAGCGTCCGAGGCTGTTCCGAGGCCGAAGCCAAATGCGAGCTTTCCGCCAGTTCACCAGAGGTTTCCGGGCCGAATGGTTCCGCTCCTCGGGCAGACCGTCGCTGGAGCGAACGGCCGCTTCATTCTGAACGGCCAGGAAATCGCTTACGTCTTCTGCCCGCCCATGCTGGAAGGGGTCGATGACGCCTATGCGGTGCAGGTCTATGGAACCTCAATGGAACCGAGATTTTTCGCTGGTGAAACGGTATGGCTCAATCCAAGGGCGCCAGTTCGCGCCGGCGATTTCGTCGTCGCTCAGATCATTGCGGACGAAAACGAAGCGCCGGACAGCTACATCAAGCAATTCATCTCCAACACTTCAAAAGGGCTGCGCCTTCGTCAGTTGAACCCAGACGAAGGCGAGACCGAGGAGATGTTCTTCGATGCGGACAGCGTCTTCACGGTTCATAAGATCGTTTTTCAGGCCACAACCTGATCCTCTCCCTGCCAGGTCGGGCGGATCGTGAGATTGCGCTTTTCCGGAGGGCGGCGCGGGCATTCACCACATCGGATTTTTGAACACAGATCCCTATAGGTGTGAACCCCTAACGCTGCCGCCTGTTTGAGATTCGACAGGCGAAGGACGCGGTTATGCCCGCAGTCGTCGCAAGCGACATATACACTCGCCAAGCCCAAGATCAGGCGCGCAGCCTCGTCCCCGTCCATTGCCAACTCCAAACACTAGCTGCGTCATTCTGACTCACTAGGAGGGAACAAAGCAAGAACTCGAAGTTAACGAAATTCTCTTCGCATTACGGTTGACTTGCGTAATGCGTAACGCATAGGGTGCCAATTAGCAGGAGAACAGGTCGCGCCCACCATGTCGCCATCAAGCATCAGAGCTTATCAGCGCAATTTCGCGCCGGTTGGCATGCCCACCGCCGACACCGGCTATTCGTCGGGTTCGTCGTGGTCGAGAAACCCGGTCTCTGTGATCATGCGTTGCGCTAGCCGCATGCCGTTCTCATCTAGCTTGCCTTGGGCCACAAGTTCCTCAAGGAGAAACCGCATCGCCAATACATACTGGCGTGTGTTCTTCTTCACTTGGTCAAGCGCTTCTGCAAGAAGCTTAGTGGTTTTGGCGAGATCGGCGCCTGACAGCTCTGCCGGTGGACGCACAAAGGCTTCCAGTTCTCGAATTCTCGCGTCTCGCTCTGATATCTGGTCGAGAAGGGCCTGCATCTCTTTGGTGGACCGGTCAAAGGACCAGTCCAGCCGATCTACGATTTCGCCATTCATCGAGCGCGAGTTCATGCCTGCCGAATATTCGAGCCTGTCGCGCAGCTTGGCGGGCAGGCGCAAAGTTATCCGGATTTCGGCGTCATCGTCGGTCATGTCATCCACCTTTCCACAAGCGAATAACACTATTTTGGTGTCATGTCTTGACACCATTTTGGTGCGACACTAAAACGGTGTCATATGGTTAACGAGGAGGAAAATGAACACCACCGTCACACTGCGTCTCCCAGCGGATGCGAAAGCTTTTTTAGAAGCCCAAGCTCACCGGAACGGCAGTTCTCAAAACAGTGAAATCGTCCGGTGCATTCGCGACCGGATGGACCGAGAAACGAAAACGGCGACCAGCGAGCCGGCAGGCTCGATCTGATCGCCGTTCGAAATGAAAACCGCCCGGCAAGGCGGTCCCCGAAATCATCAAGCCTAGGAAGCAAAGATGACCAAGCACGTAAATAGCACCGCTCTGGCTGGAAATCCAGAAGCACAGACCGAGAACGCGGTCTCAGACCTTCTGCGCCGCACTATCGCGCGTCATGAAGCGGCGCATGCCTATTTCGAATCCACCGTCTATCTCAGCGACGATCTCATTCTCGGGCGGGACGCGACAGCCGAGGAGACGGCGATATGGGATGTTGCCAGCGACATTGAAGAAGCCGCGTTGACGGAGGTCTGCTTTTTCCCAGCCTTCACGGCCGCCGACATGGCGGCCAAGGCCCGCCACCTTCTGAAAATGAACACCCAGCACCATGGCGAACTGCAAGGGTATCAAGTCGATAACCTGCTGCTGTCGATGCTCCCCAAATGCGAGCATGACAACGCCAGCCTCCGCGCCATGATCGATGACCACAAGGCAACTGCCGACGCAATCAACCAGACCGATGCAGATGACCCGGAGGTCGGCGGTCTTTGCGAGAAGCTGAATAAAGCGGCCCTGGCTATCTGCGGTTACCGCACGGTCGGCGGGCACGAGCATCGGCTCAAAGCCAAGTTCCTCCGCGAGTGGACCAAGGACACCGAACTCACTGGCGAGGAGCAAAAAGCCCTGATTGCGTCCATGCTCCCGGAAGGCGGTGCGGCATGATCGTCCGTGAACCTCATCCGCTTGGATTTGCAACCGAGGGTCTGCCGCTAGAGCAGCTTCGCGGCCTCATTGACGCACTGGAAACCGTCACGAACACACTCAGCGGCTTGCAGGAGTGGGGCGTGTTTACAGCCACCAAAGGCATGACCGAAGTTGGAGCGATCCTCGAAAACCTGCGCAATAACATTGCCTGCGAGATCGATGACATCCGCGAGGAGGTAGGTCAGCGCAAGGTTTGCAGCAGAGCCGAGGCTGACGCGAAGTTTGACATCATCTTGGCGTCCATGACGTGGGGCGGCGAAGAACGGGCACACATCGTAGCCAAGCTTGCGACACTGTCGGCCGATCTCGACTGGCAAGTCCGTAGTTGCCCGCTGGATGACGGCCAGAACGGCGGTGCCTCGTGAGCGCCGTCATTCCGCCCGTCCGCCCCGACGCCAAGCTTGCCGAGCTTGGCCGGCAGTTCGAAGCCGCAAAGGCAGCAGCGCGTAAACTTGATCAGGCCCGTGGTCCAACCTTCGCAGCATACGAAAGCGCGCTCGCGAAATCCGGCCTCTCCGAGGACCGCCGAGACTGGAGCCTGGACGACGTGAAGCTTGCGGGATCAATTTATCGCAAGACCGGCTACGCCTCTGCCAGCTACGCTTTCAACAGGGTTCATGCCGAGTGCATCCGCCTGATGAAGGCAATCCACCGGGCAAAGGCGACGACGCTGGAGGGCTTCGCCGTCAAGATCGGGGCCATAGCTTTCGACCAAGCCGATTTCGACCTCGGCACGCCCGAGCCGGCAGACGTGGCCGAGAAGATGCTCTACCGCCTCGCCCGCGACATGGCGAAAGCCGTGAAGGGAGGCAAGCGCAATGGCTGACCTCCGCGAATTGATCGACGCTTTTGCACAGGCGAGCGCTGCATACAATGCAGCTCCCGAGGCCGCAGATTGGGACAGCCCGGAGGCGGATGCCTACGAGGCGGCAGAACATGCCGTGATCGTCGCTCCCTGCGAGACAGCAGAGGATGTGCGCATGAAGGCTCGTTTCTTCCTCGACAACTCGGGGCCGAACGACACGCTGCGCAACTGCGAGGACGCCGCCGGGTCTGACCTTGACCGGTTCCTCCGCTCCCTGCTCGGGGAGGCGCAGCCGTGAAGCGCCTCATCCTCTCCACTAAGGCGCTCTGGCATGTCTGGCGCGCCTATTGCCTGACCGCTCAAGCCAACCGGCTGATGGCGGTCGCGGATCGTTTCATCGGAAAGGCCGAGCACCACTCGGCCGCCGCCATGGTCGACCTTTTGGCTTCCCGGTCGCTCGCAACTGGAACGTCCGAGCCTAGCCGCCGCTCGACCTTCAACGATCCTGCGACGTGGCTCCTCGCCACGCTGACAGGAATCTTCATCGCCGGCGTCTGGCTTTTGATCGTAGCCATGGGGGGTTCCCGATGAACGAACAAGCCAGAGAGAAAATGGCCTATCGCGTCGAAGAGTTCTGCGATGCCTTTGGGGTAGGGCGGACGAAGGTCTTCGAGGAGATCAAGGACGGACGGCTGAAGATCAGGAAGGCCGGACGGATGACGTTGATAAGGGCCGAAGACGCCAAGGCGTGGCTGAATGCCTTGCCTGAAAACTGA